GGACTGACATGAAGGCCCCGCAGCAGAGTCTGAAGGACTGGACCGCGCAGAAGTGGACGACCAAAAGTGGCAAACCTTCTAGCAAGACCGGCGAACGCTACCTCCCCAAGGCAGCTATCGAGTCTCTTACACCTTCAGAATACGCTGCCACAACCAAAGCCAAACGCGCAGGAAAAGCCGCAGGCAAACAGTTTGTCAAACAGCCTCCCAAGGTTGCTGCAAAGACCGCTAAATTTAGGTAAGCCATGACAACATCCGGCACCGCTACGTTTAATCTCGACCTCAATGAGTACGTCGAGGAAGCCTTTGAGCGCTGTGGTGCTGAGTTGCGCACGGGTTATGACCTGAGGACAGCACGACGGTCGTTAAATTTGTTGCTTACGTCATGGGCGAACATGGGCGTGAACATGTGGTGCATCGAACAAGGCTCCCAAGTCCTGACTCCTGGCACAAACACCTACACGCTGCCCGCCGATACGGTGGATCTGATTGAGCATGTGATCCGCACAGGCGCGGGTAACGTCTCCACGCAGACCGACCTGACCATCACGCGCATCTCAGTCTCCACCTACTCGTCCATCCCCAACAAGCTCCAGTCTGCAAGGCCGATCCAAATTTGGATCAACCGCCAAGGCCCTGCTCCGCAGTTCACCGTGTGGCCCACGCCTGACAATTCTCAGACCTACACGCTTGTCTACTGGCGGCTTCGCAGGATTCAGGACGCTGGTGCGGGCGGGACGTACACACAAGATGTACCGTTTAGGTTCATCCCCGCTTTGGTGTCAGGGCTTGCCTACTACCTGTCCATGAAGATCCCCGGTGCGATGGAGCGGATGCAGGTGCTAAAGGCGCAATATGATCAGGACTGGGATCTTGCCTCGACGGAAGACAGAGACCGCAGTGCTGTAAGATTTGTGCCAAGACAAATGTTTATCTCTTGACTATGCCTCACAAAGATCCACTTGCTGCTAAAGTTGCCAAACGTGCGTACTATTTGGCGCACAGGGATGAGGCTATTGCAAGAAGCAAACAGCGTAGGCTTAAACTGCAACAAGAAGCAAAAGCAAGAAAAGAAGCCGAGGCGTTAATTCCAAAGCCAGTAATTCAGCGAGCATGTGTAGATTGTAGTGTTGACATTACGTTCGTGTACAACCCAAAACACGGACCACATTGCAAACCATGCGTAACGGCTTATCACAAGGCCTACAGAGAAGCAAATGCGGACAAAATTGCTGCGCAAAAGTTAGAATGGAAGCAAGCTAACAGAGAGCACGTTGCGGCAAAAGACAAAGCGTATGCTGAAGCAAATCCAGAAAAAAGGACACTAGCTCGCAAAAAATGGATTGCTGCCAACCCTGGAAAAGACAATGCGGCAAAAGCCTTAAACGCACAGAAACGTAAGCAACGCATCCCAACTTGGCTGTCTGAGGACGACAAGTGGATGGTTGAGCAAGCGTATGAACTTGCTGCCATGCGGTCAAAGATGTTTGGGTTTAAGTGGCATGTTGATCACATTATTCCCTTGAACGGCAAGCGTGTTTCTGGTTTGCATGTGCCAACAAATTTGCAAGTAGTTCCCTGGATAGACAACCTCAAAAAGTACAACAAGTTTGAGGTAATGCATGGCTAACAGATTTGCAAACGGCGCAAAGGCATTCGGTTTCTGCGATGTCTGCGGGTTTCGTTTTGACCTCAAAAAGCTCAAGAATCTCGTAGTCAAAACCAAGCAAACACAGATCAAAGCGTGTCCCCAATGCTGGACCCCAGATCATCCTCAGTTGCAACTCGGGATGTACCCTGTAAGTGACCCCCAGGCCATCCGCGATCCCCGTCCAGATACGAACACTTGGTACTCTTCAGGTCAGACGGTTATTGACACCATTGGTATTGGTAGCCGGGTGATTGAGTGGGGCTGGGCTCCGATAGGTGGGTCCAGTGGTTTTGATGCGCCCCTGACGCCAAATAGCTTGGTCGGGCAGGGATATGTTGGTACAGTTACGGTCAGCACGACCTAAGGAGTGAAAGATGAAAGATGTCCACAAGCACGAGCGTGCGAAGCACCCTGGTCAGCCGCTGACCAAACTCGCCAAGGGAGGGAAAGCCTTCAAGAAGGGCGGTCCCACCTCTGAGGACCGTATGCGCATGGGCAAGAACATGTCCCGCGCCATGAACCAGAAGACGGGGTGAAACATGGGCAAGATCACAAAACTGCCGCCTGCCAAGCAGGCATACCCGCAAGGCCCTGTCAATCCGCGTGACCTGTGCGTGGTAATGGGCAACATCTCCAAGGAGTCCGCTCCGGGGCCAAAGACCTCCGGGATCAAGCAGCGTGGATCTGGTGCTGCTACGCGGGGCTTCATGTCTCGTGGGCCGATGGCGTGAGGTGACCCTTGGACTACCAAAGTCTAAAGGTTGCCGTTGAGGACAGCACGGAAAATACGTTTTCCGCGACAGACTTTGCTACGCTAACCCGGCTGGCAGAGCAGCGCATCTACAACTCGGTGCAGCTTCCCAATTTGCGGAAGACATCAAACCTCACGCTGACCATCGGTAATCCGTTGCTTGTAGTGCCGACAGACTTCTTGTCTGCGTTTTCCTTTGGGGTTACATCGGGCACTACGTTCAGCTACCTGCTGAACAAGGATGTGAACTTCATGCGGGAGGCTTTCCCGAGTTCAACCACAACGGGGACGCCGCAGTACTACGCGCTGTACGGGACGCAGACCGGCACTCCGCTGGTGCAGTCTTTCCTGCTTGGCCCCACGCCCAACGCTGCGTTGACGGCTGAACTGAACTACTTCTACTACCCGGAGAGCATCGTCACAGCCACCAACACTTGGCTTGGTGATAACTTTGACTCGGTGCTGTTCAATGCGGTGATGTTGGAAGCTGCCCGGTTCATGAAGCAGGAGCAGGACATCGTTGCGCTGATGGACAAAGAGTACGTGCAGTCACTGACGCTGTTGAAGAACCTGGGCGATGGGAAAGACCGACAAGACAGTTACCGCTCGGGGCAGGTGAGAACGAAGGTGATCTAAATGGCTCTGGTACAAACGCTGTGCTCTTCGTTCAAACAGGAGTCATGGCTGGGTATCCATGATCTGGATACCGATGTTTTGAAGATGGCGCTCTATACGAGCGCTGCTTCTCTTGGTGCAGACACCACGGCCTACACCCTCACAGGTGAAACGTCTGGCACAGGCTACACCGCTGGGGGCGAGATCCTCACCAATGTCCAAGTGCTCCTTTCTGGCACCACGGCGTATGTGACGTTCGACAACCCTGCGTGGCCGGGGTCTAGTTTTGTCACTCGCGGGGCGCTGATCTACAACACTTCCAAAGCCGACCGTGCTATTGCCGTTTTGGACTTCGGTTCTGACAAAACTGCCGGTCCAAATTTCACGGTGCAACTGCCTGCTGCTTCTGCCACCACGGCAGTCATTCGATTTGCTTGAGGTAAAAAATGCCATCTTCATATACCACCTCGTTGAGGCTTACACTCCCGGCAACGGGGGAGTTGGCGGGGCAGTGGGGCCAAACTGTAAACACCGGCATTACTGAACTGCTTGATGCTGCGGTAGCAGGTACGACAACGATTTCTACATGGGGTGGCCCTGGAGTTGCGTACACGCTGAGTAACAATTCTGGCACTGCGGACGAAGCCCGCAGAATGTTCATTGTGGCGACGGGTACTCCGGGTGAGGCCAAGAACGTCATCTGCCCTGCGGTGAGCAAGATGTACGTGTTCAGGAACGACACGACGGGTGGCTTTGCCCTGACGCTGAAGACCTCTGGTGGCACGGGTATTGCTGTCCCAGCGGGCCAGTACAAGTTTTTGTACTGCGACGGCACGAACGTGGTGGAGGCAGTGAACTCACTGGGGCCTGTGGCTTCGTTGACGGCCTCGCAGGCGGTGTTTACTGACGCCTCAAAGAACTTGGTGTCCAACGCCATCACGGGCACGGGCAATGTGGTGATGTCCACCTCCCCCACGCTGGTGACTCCTGCGCTGGGTACGCCATCTGCTCTGGTCGGCACAAACATCACCGGCACTGCTGCAGGTTTGACTGCGGGTAACGTAACAACCAATGCAAACCTGACTGGCGCAGTCACAAGTGTAGGCAATGCTACCTCTTTGGGTTCATTTAGCTCTGCCAATCTGGCTGGTGCTTTGACAGACGAGACAGGGACAGGCTCTGCGGTCTTCGCCACCTCCCCCACGCTGGTGACCCCGATCCTTGGCACTCCCACCTCGGTCACTCTGACCAACGCCACGGGCTTGCCACTCTCGACGGGCGTTACGGGCACCCTTGCAACGACGAACGGCGGCACGGGCCTGACTTCCTTCACCTCCGGTGGGGTGGTGTATGCCTCCAGCACAAGTGCGCTGGCTACGGGGAGTGCGCTGACGTTTGATGGGACGACGCTGACTGCAAGCGCAAGTGCTTCAACCACTGGCAATTTCAAATCTACAAGCACTACGGCGCAGGTTTTTAACGTCACTGCAAGCAACGATGTAAACACCACTTTGGGAATGGGCGTACAAGGCTCTGCGTCTGGCGTAATCGGAATGATTGGTTCAGGTCAGCCTTTGTTTGGAACCTCTGCCGCTGAACTCAATATCTACAACAGCAACGCAAGCGGTGTCATTAAGTTTGGGTTGGGTACTGGTGTTACCGAACAAATGCGCCTCACCAGCAGTGGTCTGGAGGTCAAGCAAAGCCAACTGATCGGATATTCCTCATACGCAGGCATTGGCACCAACGGGCTGGCGGTAGCGGGATCTGTGCTGGTGGGGCATGCCACTGCTCTTACTAACGGAAAACTACAAATTACAGGTGGCATCGGGCTATCTGGCAACACCCAAATACGTCAGGCTACCAACGGTGATGGAAACACGCTTCAAGTATTTGCCACGCAGTTTGTAGCAGGGGGCTTGAATAGCACATCCTACGGCTACACAGGTGGCGGTCTGATTGCATCGGTATCGCCGGGGGACTCTGCGGTTCTGCTCGACACAGGAAGAGCGACTTCTACGGATGGGCGGTTCAAGGTTGCCAACACGACATCAGCCAATACGGCAATGTCGCTTGAGAAGAACGGCGTATACACGCTATACGCAGACACCGGCTCCGGCAACCTCGGGATTGGGACGAGTTCGCCGGG